CCCGAGCGCCGCCGCCCGGGCGAGCGCCTGAGCGATCTGGGATTCGGAGCGCAGCAGCGCCTGGCCGTCCGGTCCCTGGACGGTGAGGTTGATGGTCACCGCCTGGCCGATGGGCTCGACGGTCCCGGCGCTTTGCGGGCGGAACACCTCCGGGCCGGTCTCGCCCACCAGCACCGCCCCGCCCGGCGCCACCGGCCCGCCGCCCGCCCGCGCGCCGGCGAACAGCCCGCCCACCGCCTTGCCCACGGCGCCGGCGAGGGTGAGGCCGAGCCCCACCGGTCCGCCGACCCGCAGGCCGGCCGCCACGTCCACCGCCGCGAGGACCGCCCGCGCGAGATCCTGCAGGCTCAGCTTGCCGTCCGAAGCCCCCCGGGCGAGGGACTTGGCGAGGCCAGCGCCCGCTCTCGAGAACGCCTGCTCGATGCCCTGGGCCGCCGCCTCGGCGGGCTGCTTCAGGGCCGCCAGGGCTGAAGCCGCGTCGGCGGCCTGAATCCCGAGGCCGGTAAGCCCGCCGGGACCAGAGGGGGGGTCGGCCGGGGGCATGCTTGAAGTCGTCATGGGGTCTTGTCCGGAAATTGGGCGACGAGGGCGTCCAGCGCCGCGCGGGGCAGGGGATCAAGCGCCTCGCCCCCCGTCAGGGCGCGCCATTCGGCCAGCGACAGCCGCCAGAACGCGTCGGGCGGGATCAGGAAACGGGTGGCCGCGAACCGCAGCAGCGCCGGCCAATCGAGTTTCATGGCGAAGGTCGCGGCCGGCGTCGTGTCGACAGGTTCCGAGGCGGCGCTCATTCGCCCCCCGCCGCGGCGAAGGCGCGGGCCACGGCCTCGGCCGCCTCGCGGAAGTCCACCGCCAGCTCGGGCAGCTTGCTGGCCGCCTCCTCCTCGCCGCCGCCCCGCAGCAGGGCCTGCAGCACCACGATCAGGTCCTGCGCGGCCAGATTGCCGAGCCGCTCGGCCAGGGCCTGCCAGCTATCCAGACCGAAGGCGGCCTCGATCTGGGCCAGGGCGCCCAGCGTCAGGCACAGGCGCCGGTGTTGTCCGCCGAGGGGGCAGATCACCTCGCCTCGCGCGCCGTTGGCGGCTGTGTTGGGTGCGGGATTAGGGCTGTCCATGGATGAACTCCGTTTTCAGAAGAAGAGTGGGGTCTCTGCTCCGCCCCCTGCGTCATGGCCGGCCTCGTGCCGGCCACCCATGAACACGGGCCGTGCCGGACAACCCTGAGCGCATGGGTCGCCGGGACGGAGCCCGGCGATGACGGTCTTTAGCGGATCAGATGGCGGTGAAATCGACCTGGCCGGCGGAGGCCAGGGTCAGGGCGTAGGTCGCCTCACCCTCATGGTCGCCGGCGTATTCCAGAGCGGCGATCAGAAACGGGCCCTGCAGGGTTCCGAAGTCGGGGACCACGAGCCGCCAATTGTTGGCGCTCTGGTCGAAGAAGGCCTGGCGCGCGGCGGCGTCCGAGGCGGCGTCGCGGAAGATGCCGGAGCCGGACACCGACACCGACTTCGCCCCCGCCCCGGCCAGAAGCTCGCGCCAGCGCCCGGCGGAATCGGAGTCCGTGGCGTCCACGCTCTTGGCGTTCAGCGAGATGGTCCGGGCGCGCAGGCCGGCGATGGAGGTGAAGGCCTCCGGCGATCCGCCGTCGCCGATCTTGAGCAGGATGTCCTTGCCTTTCTGGGCGGCCATGTGGGTCTCCGTAAGGTCCCCTTCTCCCCTTGCGGGAGAAGGTGTCGGCGAAGCCGACGGATGAGGGGTCGCGCCGGCGTCGGCCGCGCGCTCAAATCGGTTCGGTCACCGCGCGCAGGCGCAGGATCGCGTAGGTGAAGCGCCAGTCGGCGGCGCGGAAGGTGTCGGCGAAGGTGGCGCGCAGGTTCACCAGCTTGTGGTCCTGCAGCGTCAGGGCCGCCTCGTGAAGCAGCTCGCGCAGGGCCGCGACCACCGCCTTGGCCTCCTCGGTCCCGCCGAAGCGCGAGACGACCGTGAGGGTGAGGGCGTGCTCCAGCCCCTCGCCGTCCAGCCCGCCCCAGACCCGGGCCTGGGCGCGCGACAGGGTCACATAGGGATGCTCGGGCGCGGCCGGCGGCTCGTCATAGACGCGCGGCGGCGTTCCAAGCAGCGGCTCCAGCGAGGCCTCGCCGCGCAGATAGGTCAGCAGCGCGCCCTGCAGGGACCGTTCGGCGTCGAGGCTCATGGCTCCGCGCGCTCCAGGGTCAGGGTCATGAAGCCGGGCGACGGCTGGCCGCGGTCCACGGCGGTCACGTCCCACAGGACGGCGTCGAGGCTCAGGCGCTGGCCGGGGGCGGCGAGGTCGAGGTCGCGGGAGATCGCGCTCGCCGAACGCAGGGCGACTGGTCGGGTCCCCGCGTCTCCGGCGGCGGACTGAAGGCGGGAGGACCCCGCCTCGAACTCCACCCACAAGGTGGCGATCTGGGTCCAGACGCGCTGGCGACCGCCGAACTGGGTCTCGGTCTCCTGCACCGCAAGCAGGCTCGCGAGCCGGCTGAGGTCCGCCACGGCGGGCGGCGAGGCGGCGCTCACAGCCGCGTCCTGCGGAAGGGCGCGAGCCAGGGCTCCACGAGGGCGATGGGCGGCTTGTCCGCCGCCTCTCGATGCTCGAAGGCGTGCGCAAGAAGGCTCAGCACCGCCTGCACCAGCGGCCCGGGCACGTCCGAGGCCGCAGGGCCGAAGCCGGCGGTGTAGTCCACCTCGATCCCCGCATCGGGGGATTGGGGAGCGGAAAAGCTCCGCCCCGGCGCCGGAACGAAGCGGCCTGGCCGGCTGCCCGGCCGCGCGGCGTAGAGGCTGGGATCGAGCGCCTGCGGCGCCCCGCCCGCGTCGGCGACGCGCACGGCCTGCACGCTGATCAGCGGCCCCCTCGACAGCCGCGCCGCGCCCGTGGCCGAAAGCCGCCCGGTCCAGCCGTCGAAGTCTTCTCTGAGCGCCGTTGCGATCAGGCACAGGCCGAGCTCGGCCTCCACCCGCTCGCGCGCGGCGGCGATCAGGGCGCCGATCAGGGCGTCTTCGTCGGCGGAGGTGACGCGCAGCACCGCCTTGGCCTGGTCCAGCGAGACCGGCTCGATGCCCGGGGGCGTCAGGATCTTCAGGGTCATGGAATACACCGCGCAAAGCGTTGGGCCGGCGCCAGGCTCAAACCTCCACCGTCATCCCGGACGGCCTGAAAGGCCGATCCGGGACCCAGGTCCGGCGCTGAAGGCTGGGTCCCGGCTCTCCAGCCCGCCTGCGCGGGCCTACGGCCGGGATGACGATGAGGGGGAAGGGGGCCTAGCTCGCCGCGAACTTCAGAAGCTTGATGGCGTCGAAGTTCTGCACCCCGCCGCCGACGCGCTTGGTGGTGTAGAAGAGCACATAGGGCTTGGCGGAATAGGGATCGCGCAGCACCCGCACGCCGGCCCTGTCCACGATCAGATAGCCCCGCGAAAAGTCGCCGAACGCCACCGCATAGGCGTTCGCGGCGATGTCCGGCATGGTCTCGATCTCGGTGACCGGATAGCCGAGCAAAGTCGAGGCCGCGCCCGGCTGGGTCGCCGGCGACCAGATGTAATTGCCGTCCGCGTCCTTGAACTTGCGCACCGCCGAGGCCGTGCGGCGGTTCATCACGAAGCGGCCGCCCGCCCGGTACTGGGACTTGGGCGCATAGATCAGGTCGATCAGCACGTCCGCCGGGTCCGAAGCCGGGAAGGCGCCCGCCGCGCCGGTGGCGACATAGCCGATCTGGCCCCAGGCCTGGGAGGCGTCCGCCACCGTGGTGTACGCTAAGAAGCCCTTGGGCTTGTTGGTTCCGTCGCCGGTGACGAAGGCGTCGGTCTCCTGGGCGGCGAAGGCGTCCTGCACCTCCTCGGCCAGCCACTCGTCGATGTTGACGAAGGCGTCGTCGAGCAGGGCCTGGGTCGCGGCCGGGTTGGCGTAGAGGTCGGCGGCGGGGAAATCGAGCAGGTCGAGCGTCGCCGCGGCGGTCTCGGCCCGCGAGCCGGTCTCCGCCGCCCAGCCGGCGGTGATCCCGACGGTGGACACCGGCTTCTTGTAGGTCCCCGCGCCGATGGTGCGCACCGTGGCGATCTCGCGCATGGGCGAGGCGGCGGCCAGGCGCCGCTCGATCATCCGCTCGATCTCGGGAGAGACGACGTAGCCGCCGGCCGAGGCCGTGCCCTCCGACAGCGACTTGGCCTCCAGGATCAGGGCGCTGGTCTGGCCGGACCGCATGTAGGCGGTGAAGGCCTCCTTGCGCTCGTCGGGCCGGGCGAGGGGCGTCTGCGCCAGCGCCGGTCGGCGCGAGTCGGCCGCCGCGCGGCTGAACCGCTGCTCGGCCGCCGTCAGGGCGGCGTCGACGCGGGCCATCTTCTCCTCGATCAGGGGGTCGGGCGTCCGGCCCGCCGCGATCTCGGCCAGCCGCTGCTCATTGTCGGCCTTGTAGGCCTCGAACACGGCCATCATCTCGTGCATCGCCGCCCGCGTCTCGGGGGACGCGGCGACTTGTTTGGTCTCTTTCATTTGGGTCCTCTTTCAATGTCATCCCGGAAGCCGCGCTGCGGCTGTCCGGGACCCAGGTCAGGCGCCGGGCTGGGTCCCGGCTCTCCGCGTAGCTTGTCCTCGGGCGGGCCTGAGGCCCGACCCGTGGGCTCCGGCCGGGATGACGGCCGGAGGAGCGGCGAATGGTCAGGCCGCGACGGCCTGGTTGAAGCTCGCGATCCGCGCCCCTGGCAGCATCGGAAACGTCACCAGCGACACCTCCCACAGGGCCACCTGCACCAGCACGCGCAGCCGCCCGCTCTCGTCCGGGCGGGCCTTTTCGGTGCGAAAGCCGATGGACAGGCCGTCCAGCGCCCCGGCCCGCACCAGGGCGGCGGCCAGCCTCGCCTGGGGCGACACCTCGACGATCCGGCCCCGGACGAACAGGCCCGAGGAGTCCTCGGCGATCTCGTCCCAGACGCCGATCGGGGTGCGCGCCTCGTGCTGGTAGAGCATCCGCACCGCGCCCGGCCCGGTCTTGGCCAGGGAGGCGGAAAAGCAGCCCGGCTGGGCCACGTCGTCGTTCAGGTCGCGCGCCCAGAACAGCGACGCGTAGCCCTCGATGGTCAGTTCACCGGCCACGGCGGCCCTCCAGCCTGTCGAGCTTGGTTTCGATGCGGTCGAGCGAGGCGCGCGCGCCGGCGGCCTGCTCCTCCAGCCGCGCCAGGCGCTCGGCGATGGGGCCCTGGCGGTCCAGGCGCTGCTCCATCTGTTCGATCCGCGCCGCCGTGCGCCCGACCCAGACCAGCACCCCGCCCGCCTGCAGCGCGAGCGCCAGGATCAGGGCCAGAGTAATCTGTCGATCCAGGCGGAAGCGTTCCACCGGCGCTTGCTGTCCCGCCCGGCTCGCCGGCGAGGACAGTCTCAGCGGCTCAGCCATCGCCCGCCAAAGCCTCGCCCGCAGGAGCCTCGCCCAACCCCGCCATGCGCCGCCGTTCGGCGGGGGTGAGGAAGGTCGCTGCCTCCAGCCGCGCCCACAGGGAGTCTCGCTCGGGCGCCAGCGCCGGCGCCGCGTCCAGATCACAGGCGATCCGCGCGCCGGGGAAGCGCGAGCCCAGCCAGGCGGTCATCGCCCGCGCCGCGCGTTCGGCCAGGGGGATCACCGTCTGGCGCCAGAAGGCGGCGTTGGCCTCGCGGAAGTTGGAATAGGTGTTGTCGCCGGGAATGCCGAGCAGCTGCGGCGGCACCCCGAAGGCGAGCGCGATGTCCCGCGCGGCGGCGTTCTTGCCCTGGATGAAGTCCATGTCCGCCGGGCTCAGCGACATGGGCTTCCAGTCCAGGCCGCCCTCCAGCAACAGCGGCCGTCCCGCCCCGTCGGTCCCGGTGTGGGCCTCCGAAAGCTCGGCTTTCAGCCGGTCGAACTGCTCTTCAGTCATGCGGTCAGAGCCGCTGGCGGAGCTGTAGACCAGGGCGCCTGAGGGCCGCGCGGCGTTGTCCAGCAGCGCCTTGTTCCAGCGGCCGGAGGAATTGTGCACATCCACCGAAAATGCCGCCGCCTGCAGGGGCGAGAAGCCGTAGTAGTCGTCCAGCGGATTGTAGAGCTTCAGGTGCAGCACCGGCAGGAAACCGTCCGCCTGGCGCGCGAGGCGCACGCTCTGACCGCCCACGCGGTACTCATAGGCGTCCGGCCAGCCGCGCGCGCCGGGGACCACCGTCATGCGGTCGGGGCGCAGGGCGTAGAGTTCGCCGACCTCTTCGGACGTCGGCCCGGCGGCTTCCAGATAGGCGTTGCCGGCGGTCTGCAGGGCGCCGAAGAAGGCTTCCAGCAGGTCCGGCCCGCCCTGCTCGGGGTTCGGCCTGTCGAGCAGGGTCCGCAGCGGATGATCGTGCGCCCGCGCCCCGTCCTGGAACACCGCGAGCGGCGTCGAAGCCGCCGCCTCGGCGATCATCCGCACGCAGCGATAGGCCACCGCATTGGTCGCGAAGCCCTCGCGCGCCATGGCCTCGTAGTCGCGCGGCGTCCATTGCGGACGCCCGCCGGTGGTCAGGGCGATCAGCCGCCGCGCGCGGCTGTCCTTGACCTCTTCGGGCCCAGTCTTTGGGCGCACGGGCGCACGGGGGCGCCGGCTGAACCAGCCGTTCCAGCGGGGCAT